CGACCGGCGCCATTGGGGTGCGGTTTTCTTGTGACCACCTGTTACTTGATTGATAGGGTCGGAAGACCCGATGGAAGTTATCAAAGACCAAGTAGTAAGTTATGACCAGATGGCAATTATCGAGCAGTATGAAAAGGTAATTGCTTATCTGTATCCAATAGCTCAATCTATTCCGAGAAAGCATGGGGTAGTGCGAGATATGTTTTTAAGAGCATTATTTAAACAAACTGAAATGTTTTATGAAGCTGGCAAGACAAATCAGATTGGTAAGATTTATGTCGCAGATGCGGGTTTAGCGGGTTTGCGATTTTGGTTGCGTTTCTTAGTAACTCCAAAAGTTAAATGTATAACTAAGCATCAGCATGAAACGGCTTTAGTGTTAATTGCTAATGTAGGTTCTATGGTTAATTCTTGGGTTATTAAGCGCAAGGGGCAAAATGGGTAAAGATGCTGTCATCCTTGGCGGTAACTGGAACAATGGTGCTAACGCTGGTTCTCGTTGCTCGAATTGGAACAATGCTGCTTCGAATTCGAACAACAACATTGGGGTGCGGTTCTCTTGTGAGCATATTAGTAAATTGCTATATAAACGCTACGGCTTTATATGCAGACCTAGTAAGATGTGGTCAGCCATTTTTTCCTTCTTCGGAGAATACATTGTTAGGTTCAGGATGCCCTTAGTATCTATGAGAACAGGGCTACTGGCATGAATTCTTATGGCAATCTTATAGACAAGATTGTTTCAAAAGAAAATATGTTGCTTGCTTATGAAAGAACGGCAAGGTCAAAAAGAAAGACATTTGGTTACCTAGAGTTTAAAGAGTACAAGCAATTAAACCTAGATGCCTTAGCCGATGAAATGCGTAGCGGTGAATACAGGATAGGTAATTACAGGCAGTTTATTATTTATGAGCCTAAACCTAGACTAATATCCGCATTAGACTTTAAAGATAGATTAGCGCAACACGCACTTATATCTATAATTGAGCCTATATTTGAAGCTACTTTCTTGCCCAATACATTTGCTTGTAGAGCTGGACTTGGTACTCATGCTGGTGTAAAGTACATCCAGTCAGAACTAAGAAAGTCAGAATTACCACTTTATTATTTAAAAACAGACTTTAGCAAATTCTTTCCTAGCGTAAACCATAATATTTTGCTAGAAATGATACATAGGAAAATAAGCTGTAAATTAACCTTAAAACTCATAGAAGAAATAGTTAAGCCAAATGAGGTTGGAATTCCAATTGGTAGCCTTACTAGCCAATTATTTGCCAATATATATGGCTCAAAACTGGATATGTATATACACCATACTCTAGGGCATAGAAAATGGGCTAGATATATGGATGATGTAGTTATCCTTGGTAATGACTTAGAAACCCTTAGAGATGACTTTTATAAAATAGCTGAATTCTCAGGTAGAAATATGGGAATGAGAATTAGTAAATGGCATTGTGGTAATGTAAAGCAAGGAATTAACTTTTTAGGGTATAGAATATGGGAAACTCATAAATTATTGAGAAAAGATAGCGTTTTAAGAGCCAAGCGAAAGATTGCCAAATATGTAAAATATGGCGATAATTTGGCATTAGAACAGTTTTTAGCCTCATGGAGAGGTCATGCTGGCTGGTCAAACAGTCATAATTTGTTTATGTGGTTAGAGGAAAAATATGAAAACCATTATCAATACTAGAGAAGATTTAGACGCTATTGCTAACACACCTGAGCATACAGAGTTTATGGCTATGCTTAAAGGCTCAATGACTAGAAAGCAAAATATTCAAGTTTATCCTGATGGATACAATCAACCTGATTATCAAGGTGAAAAACTAGAGCCAATTTGGGAGACTGTTGAAGATTTAAGCATTATTCAGCGTTTTGGTTTTACTAAAGCAGACTTTTAGGAATAATCATGTCGCTAGATGGAATGACTAAAGAGGATCTTGTAATCCTATTAAAACAGGTAGTACAAGAAGCCGTAGAGTCACATCCATTAAGCGATGATGAGATTAGATGGGTAAGAATGGCTATTCAAGCTGAGGCTGATAGAGCTGCTTTACGCAAAGCCATTATTGAGAAGTCTCTAGCTGGTCTAGTATGGCTTGCTTTAGCTAGTGGCGGTGGATATCTCATAGACCTATTTGTTAAGCACTGGAAATAATATGTTCCCATTAGGAGCAATTTTAGACATTGGCTCTAAGTTAATTGATCGTCTTATCCCCAATCCTGAGGCTAAAGCACAAGCTCAGTTAGAGTTGTTAAAATTACAGGAATCAGGTGAATTAGCTAGGATGGCTAATGATTCTGAGATAACTAAGGCATATTTAAGCGATGTAGCTTCAGCAAGGAACAGAGAAGCGCAAGTAGCCGTTTCTGACTCTGCTCCATACCTAAACAAGATCATCACTCCAGTATTGGCATTAGGCGTTCTCATAGCTACATTTGGACTATTTGGATTTGTATTGTTTGACAAGGGCACGATTGATCCTACTCGCAAAGACATTCTTATCTATGTCCTAGGAGTTCTTTCTGCTATTGCTACTCAGATCGTAGCTTACTACTTTGGTAGCTCAAAAGGTAGTTCAGACAAGAATCAAGCAATTGATAATCTGCTAAGAAAATGAAATTAACCGAAAACTTTTCATTAGAGGAAATGACTGTATCTCAACTAGCTAGTCGCAATGGCTGGGATAACAATCCTGATGCAAATGCAATTAATAACCTTACTAGGGTGGCTCAGTTACTAGAGCAAGTCCGTAAGATCATTAACAAGCCAATCATTGTAAATTCAGCATACAGATCTAAGGCTGTAAATGACGCCTTAGGAAGCAAAGATAGTAGTCAGCATAGGCTAGGATGTGCAGCAGACTTTAGAGTGTCAGGAATGACATTAAATGCAGTCTGTGATGCCATTAAGCAGTCTGACATACAATTTGACCAACTTATCCTTGAATTTAACTCTTGGATTCATATCAGCGTTCCAAATAAGCCTACAGACACACCGCGCAATCAAATGTTAATCATTGATCGCTCTGGTACTAGACCTTATTCTTAGCCTCATACTTAATCGCTGTTATATACCTTCCTAAAGCCTTATTTACCAGCGTATTAAAGTCTAGCGTTCTACCTCTAACATCTATAGTCAGATCCCTAGCCTCATTGAGCTTATCAAGCGTATCTTGCTCTATGTGTAATACATAGCTATCAAACTTAGTCATTAGTATTTATGAATCCTGTCGGTTAGTTGGTAATAAACAACTGTGCTCATCTTGAGCTTTCTAGTATGAGATACATTTACTCTACCTTCAGCCAATAGCTTATTTACATATTCCTCAACTACTTGAGCAGGGATATTGGTAAAGGTAGAGATTTCCCTGATGCTAGAAGGAGAGTGGCGAATGGTGTCCATAATGCCATTCATGCGATCTTCATTTCCTTGTGGTCGCATACTGCTACCTTCTTCCCACCACCAATATTTATAATCTTCATTCATGGTCTTTATTCCATTTCTCCATAGTTAAGTAATAACAGGTCTTATAAGCGAATCCATAGGTACGCCTATAAAATAAGAATAAGCGTATATATTTCATATCATCCCCCTGTGAACTGCGCCTTCTGTAATCTTTTCAATATTTTCTACAGCAGCAAGTGGAACTCCGCCTCTAGCCTTCCAGTTATTGATAGCCTGATAAGTGCAACCAAGAGCTTTGGCAGCGTTCTGCATACCACCAAAATGAACGATTAAGGCTTCGTAGAAATTAAGTCCAGTATTAGGTCTAATGATCTGATCTTTAGTCCATTTAATTTTAGTGCTTTGCATTGATTACCAACTTTCCAAATAACATAGATAATTCTTGGGTTTTAAAATTAAGGCTTTCTGTTAATTGACGAGCTTTTTCAAAGTCACGCCTAATACTTGCTTCATAAATATCTTTCACAAGTCCATGACATTTAATTAATGATTCTGCATAATCTTCCATCTTTATTCCTGTAAGTTAATATTGTTATCTACACAAAATGATTCTATGTATAGTTGAAAATCTATCATCTGAGCTATATCAAATGTCCTAGTTGGTAAATCTCTATTGCCATATAGATGAGCGCAGAAGATTGATTTCCATTCCTCTTTACTCAGTCTATATCCTTTAAATGTGGCTTTCTCAGATACTAGCGTTAATAATCCCCACATTCTTTTACGCTGAAGATTGGTATGTCTTTTATGCAAAGGTCATTCTCTTAAAGATTTCTCTGGTGCGATAAATATCTCCAGCACAATAAGTTGCAACCTTATCAATCTCACCATTCTTGACTGCATCCCAAACCATAGATCCATCAAATTCCTCGTCAAACTCTGCTCCTTTCAACGGCATATCAAATACTTCACATAACTTATTCAAAGATACACGATTAGATGCACCTGCCCATTTAGTCATGGTGTCATATACATAAT